AATCTGAGTGGTGCGGATCTGAGACGGGCGAATCTGAGGGGTGCGGATCTTGAAGGTGCGGATCTGAGTGGTGTGAATCTTCCCCACTTCAAAATCTGTCCAGAGGTGGGATCTTTTCGTGCGTTCAAGAAAACCACAGCGGGTGTGATCGAGATTGAAATCCCAAGTAAAGCAAAGAGAACGAATTCTTTGATAGGCCGCAAGTGTCGAGCAGAGTACGTTAAGGTAATCGGTGGTACTGGTGTCGGTGGTAAGAGTCCGACACACGGTGAATTGGTGTACAACAAAGGAGATATCGTCCGTGCAGATAAGTACGATGATGATATCCGTGTTGAATGCACAGGTGGTATTCATTTCTTTATGACAAAAGCTGAGGCCGAAGAGTACCGATAAAAATACTATCATCGTTCTGATACATATGTATCGGGGCAAACATTAATGTTCAAATCTCAAAGGAGAGTACTATGGACACTCAAATCAAACGTAAGTTCAACAACAAACCTAGTAAACGTAAAGTCCAACACTGGTCTGATTTACTCCCACGTAATTGTCACCCTAAATCACGGGTGGGTATGACTGTGGAGCAGTTCGTCCGTCAGTGTGCCCATAACTTTGCTGAGCGTACAGCAGTTCAATCTGAACTCGACGCTAACCCAAGCAAACCTCGTGCGGCGTACCTGAGTAATCAGATGCGTAAGCTATTGAATGAGAAGAACTTCTTTGAGTCAATCAAGATCGAGTTCTTCATTCGTCCTGAACATAACTTTGTACTTTAGGGGGTAATATGATTGATTTAATTGGATTCTGGTCAGGTGTGACACTGTACACGTTCTTACTGTTACTTATTCCCGCTTGGTGTTTTGTTGTCGTCGTTGATCTCTGGGTTCGCCGAATTACGGATGGTGATGTCCCTGAGTTTTTAAACAACAAACTGGAACCGTACTTACGTAAGATCGGGTACTTTAAAAAAGACTACAGCTGCCCGCGTCTGAGCGCAGTGTTCTACTTCTTCCACTATTTGTCAGTGGTCGGCTTAATCCTTACAACTGTTTCCTACATACAGGAAGGGCAGAGTTACGTAGACTCTGCGATTGTCTTCGCAACAATTGCACCACCCTTCTTTGCTTGGATTACGATTGTGGGTGGGGCACTGATCGCTCTTGATGGTTGTGCTAAGAAGATCTACAAGCTTGGGAAGAAGCTGAACAAGGCGCTTAGTAATGAAAACTAAGATTGAAGGTTGGATGCAGGATTTGTACACACCTAAGATGCTGGGTATTCAGGCATTCTGGGTGTTCGTGTTTGTTGTGGCTATCAACATCATAGGTGCTGTGTTAATAGCTATCCCTCTCGTACTTGCTGTAGTTTCAGGTGTGTATTTAATTAAATTAAAGGTAAATAAATGGAAAACAACGAAAACAAAACATTAGTCGCCGTGTATGGCTCTCTTCGACAGGGAATGGGCAACCATCGTTTGCTAGAGGGTCAGGATTTCTTAGGTAAGACTACAGTGTCTGGTTTCAGTATGTACCGTTACTGCAACGGATATCCTGCGTGCATCCTTGATGGAGGTACTAATACTATCATCACTGAAGTGTACAGCGTTGATGATTCGTGCTTTGCAAGTTTGGATATGTTGGAAGGTTACCCATCGTTCTATAACCGCAGTCAGGTTAAGACTGAACTAGGTGAAGTTTGGGTATATCACATGAGTGAGGATGGCGTAGGAGATGCTCCCTTGATTCCATCAGGTGATTGGGTAGATGACTACACTGACCGTATGACTTGGTGATACTTTCTTAGGTATAACTGTATAACATTCCCCCGCAGGGGGTATAATTTAGACAACAGAAACGAGGAAAAGTTCCATGAGTTTCGAAAAAAAGTTCAAAGAGTTTTTGGAGAAGCCCACCCTTGCTGGCAAACTCTCCGATTTATCCTTATCTAACGTTAGGAGAGTTGCGGCGTCGAACAAGTTCTTCAGGAGCTACAGTATCTACGATAAGCAGAACACTGACCATAATACAACATTCTCGACAACAATCTATACCGACAATGGCCGTAAGGTTGTGTACGAACACACTTGCCCCAAACACTGTTGCTATGGCGGTTTTATCAACGCACGCCGATGGTTTGAGTTAGAAACTGACGAACGTATTATGTGCATCCAAGTTCCAACACACGAACTAAATAAGGATGTTCTGGAGTTAGTAGTGAAATCTCCCGCGCTCCGTGCCCTCCTTTACACAACAGACCTTCGAGTTATTAAATCAAGGGGGCTTTTGTTCAGGACTGACGTAGGAGACTGTGTTATGCTTATGTGTGTGATACGTGATGTGAGGGACTGCTGCCGAGACCCTAATTCTTTCAGACGAGGTGTACGTGTATCCCCATTCTTGGTGTATGCTGACCCGTCTTCACCCCAACATCAGACAGATCTCAGTGTTTGCGATTCTGCTTCGTTTTGGGAACTAATAGTCCCCTTCAAAGAGAGAACAAGTCGGTTCATAGAATGGTGCGAGGAGAAAGATATCAACCCAGATGATGTGCTGATGTACAGCGACAGGTATCATACTTCATTTCGCGAGGTAGGTGGTTATCTCTTAGGTTCGCATCATCTTATTGACAAACTATCCGTCAAGGTACCCAACAGGTATGGTGGTCGGTACGGGGAGAGCACCACAGGACGTATCCATCAGCTAATGTTATCAACAACCCCTGCGAACGTTAAATACTTCCGTTTGCTTAAAAATTTTATGGAGGGACAATAATGCATATTGTTTTAATATCCCCAACCAAACAATTGGTATCTTGGTTCGCGGAAGAGTTCCAAGTAACCGAAGTTCGTCATACCTGTGAACTTAAGAGCATCACAGCCCGTCTCCCTGAGTTCGATGCTGTTGTATTCTGTGATGGAGAGAAAGTTCCTGCATCAATGTTCAATCAGCACAAACACTCTTGCTCTAGATCCACCGAAGGTGAACGTGAAGATTTCGAAACTAACCTTTACTGGGAAGCACTTCGAATCGAGATGCCCTGCATTGGTATGCAACGAGGTGCAACATTTCTCTCCGTACATAACGCGGCAGATGTGTTCCAGTTCGTATCAGGGCACATGACAGGGCATCGAATAAAGACAACATGTGGTGGCGATTTTGTTGCAGACAGCGCCCATAATGATATGGTAGATCTCAGAGATTTCACAGATGGAGAGGACGTAGAGATACATGCTTGGGCAGAAGATGTTGCAAAAAACTTCGAAAAGATGACCCCACTTCCGAGCGAAAAGGCAGAAAAGCTTTGCACCCTCAGCTCTGCTATCAAAAAAGAGCCGGAGGTTTGGTCTTTCCCTTACACAAAAACGCTATGTATTCAAGGTAAGCCCGAGTCTTACATTGCAACACCTATGTACAAAAAGTACTGTATGGATTTAGTTAAGAAAACAATTGGAGTAGAAAAATGTGCGGATTAGTTGGAATCATTGGAGAATCAGATAACAAAGCAACACTTGATATGTTCAAGTACATGCTGTTCTTCGATACCTTACGTGGTTGGGATAGCACAGGTGTGTTCACTGTAAACAAGGTGACAGATGGTGTCAGTATTATCAAGAAGGCTATGCCAGCTCCGGACTTTATCCAAATGCCTAGTGTTCGCAAGATACTTACAGCACCAACTGCGTATGCAGGTGAACGCTACTCAGCAATGATTGGACATAACCGAGCAGCTACTGTTGGTGATGTGAACTCTGTTAACGCTCACCCTTTCGATCACGGAGACATTACGTTGGTACATAACGGCACTCTTCGTAATGAACGTATTCTTGATTCGTATGCAGTACATGATGTTGACAGTGAGATGCTGTGTGACGACTTTAATCGTAATGGTTGGAAAGATACTATCGAGAAAACAGTAGGTGCGTATGCCCTTATCTGGAACGACGCATCAGACAACACAATCAATATCTTGCGAAACGCAGAAAGACCTTTACACATCGCTATCTGTTACAGAAAAGGCAGTCAACCTAACACCATGATTGGTAAACCTTTCGTAGCAGTTGCTAGCGAGTCATGGATGTTGACAGCCGCCGCTGAGCGCGCAGGTATTACCATTGAAGGTAAGCCGGAACTGATCCCTACCTGCAAAAAGCTGACCTTCGACCTTGATGATATGTGTCGAAAAGATCTAGATGTTGGTAACATCCTTAATAACGTCACTTCTGAAGGGTTCGAGGAGGCATTGTATACGTCGGGAAAGTCGGAAACTACCGCGACGACCCTTGGGCGTGGCAAGACATCTGGGACTAGTCAAACATCTGGCGTGGTAACTTCTTTCAGATTCACTCCTGAGTCTGCTGAGCAAAGCCACAAGTCAGGTGAGTACATCTGTTACGGCAAGATGCCGAGTGGTACTGAAGTTCGCTGTTATGTTGATAAAAAACTCGCTTCAGAAATCACTGACAAGAAAATCTTGACCATAACTGCGGAGCGTATTGGCTCTATTCGAAACAAAGGGGAAGACAAAGAGATCATGTTGCTAGATGCTTCTGTCAAGTACACGACGGTGTACAGATCTTCGGCGACCCCTGATTCAAAAAAGTAACAACCCCGAACCTCCCTGTTCCCGCAGACCACAGAAGAGGTTACCGGGGGATACTGATGCCAATGAAGGAATTCCGAGAAGCTGCTAAACACGGCTGTGGTATGTGTACCGTCCAAGCTGAAGTCCTTGATGACGATCAAATGACTTGGACTTCACCGAATTCTTTCTTATGTAACACTTGTTTCCAAGAAGAGTACAGTCAGTTTGTACAGTGCTCTTACAAAACACATTAGGAATTACTATGTTTGATAATATTTTAATAGGCGCAGACCCCGAGGTTTTTGTTGTCAACCCAGATAACGAGTTCGTCTCAGCAGGTGGTATGGTGTCCGGTACAAAAGATAAACCACACTTTGTGGACAAAGGGGCTGTTCAGGTCGATGGTATGGCACTAGAGTTCAACATCGAACCTGCAAAAAATGTCACGGAGTTCGTTTCAAACATCGAGACTGTGTATGCTCAGCTTCGAGAAATGATCCCTCCCACCTTAACCTTCTCAGATAAGTGTACAGCTAAGTTCAATGAAGATTCCTTCAAAGCTCGCCCACAAGAGGAGAAGGTGCTTGGTTGTGAATCAGACTACAACGCCTACACAGGTCAGCGAAACGATCACCCTAACCAGAACAGACCTATGCGAACAGCAGGTGGCCACATCCATATCGGATGGAGAGATCCAGATTATGTGGACGAAGAGCATGAAGAACAATGCCGTCGAGTAGCCAAAGCTTGTGATTTGTTTATCGGCCTCCCTTCTGTCCTGTTCGATGATGATGCAGAACGTCGAAGCATGTACGGAAAAGCAGGTGCGTACCGAGCTAAGGAGTACGGTGTCGAATACCGAACTCTCAGCAATGCTTGGTTGCATGACAAAAAAATTCAGGAGTTCTTGTACAGTAACATCGAAAAAATGTTCGAATCCGAAGAGATGTGGGATTATGTACAGCATCGAGACGTGATTGATGCCATCAATTGTTCTGATAAGGGCTTAGCCAAGACCCTTTTAGAGATGTACGGTGTACCTTACTTGGAGAAATAAATGAAGTTCAGTAACTTATCTGATTTTCAAAGCAGATACTGTGGTGTGTTTGTCCTCTTCGAAGGCGAACCCGTATATGTTCAGGATGTTTCTTGGAGAAATGAAGATCTAGAAGAGGTGTGTTTTCATACAATGAACGACAACTCAGATTCGAAGGTCTTCTACCCCTTCCGAGAAGATTGTGATGTTGTTCTTGATGCCGACCACAGCTTCTACATCAAAGCAAACAATAGTTTGTATTACATGTCACGCACAGCCAGAAAGCGTTGGAAACAGGGCTTCTGCCATGACTCTTACACAGGTATGTGTTTAGATCGAGGACTACGAACTCCTGCTCGACAGCCTGACAGCGGTTGGTCACTAGCAAGGAATTTCTTTACACAAGATTTCACAGAAGAACGCACCCTAGGTCGAGACACTATCTTGTCCCATGAAGTAGCTTATGACAAGCACGGACACTTGTACGTCAAAGGCCGTCCGGTGGGTAATATCTATCTAGGGGATGACGGCTTGGTGGCTAAGATCTTCCCCGAGTTCTTACGACTCTCCAGATGCCTACGGACTGTGGGTCTTGAGGTTGAAGCTCACAGAAGAACTCGTTCTGAACTAGCCAGAACATTCACAGTAGCGGATCTGGATCGCCTTGGTGTTGAAGAGACTTTGATTCAAGAAATACTATCATCATTTTCAAACCAAACAGAGGACACTTCCGCTGGAAGGGGGGAACCTCGAAGCTCTCACCTCCGACGAGATCCTTTTAGCGTCAACACCAATCCAATAATATGGGAGATGCAAAATGCTAGACCAACTTAAATCCTTGACAGTTCAGGAGGTTACGGGATGCCGCCCTCCTCAGCAACCTCGTGGTTTGAACAAGAGTTCTAAAGTGTTCACAGATTGTCTAATCGGTCTGGAGTTCGAACTCGAAGGTATGCCGTACAATGAGGTTCTTGGGAAACTCTCACCAACCTTTAACAAATACTGGTCGGTTCATCAGGACGGTTCGTTACGCAACAACGGTGTTGAGTTCGTCCTATCCCGTCCAAGACTCGGGGCAGGTATCAGCACTGCACTCACATCCTTGATGTCATTGATCGGACGCATGGAAGATCAACCAAGCTGTTCTCAGTACACAAGCACACACGTTCACTTAGATGTGTCTCAGATGAAGGTGTACGATTATCTTAAGTTCTTGTTTGTGTACAGATACTTCGACGAAGCTCTGACTTTGAGCCAAGGCGAACACCGATACGGAAATCTGTACTGCCTTACGTTCTCTCAAGCCAATGGAGGTTTCCATCAACTCCGTCGGGTTATTGAAGATCCATATCGTGGGATGACTGATTTCAGTATGGAGCGACACAAGTACGGTTCGTGCAACCTAGCGACTCCCCTTGCTTACGGTTCTCTCGAATTCCGTGCTATGGGTGGCTGTATTGACAAGGATCAAGCTCTCCAGTGGATCAACACTCTGTGTCAAATCAAGATGTTTGCAGAAACGCTAGAGTCTTGGGAAGATGTTCTAGATCTTGGAGACTTAAGTATCCCTGATCTCTGGGAGACAGCAGGTCTTAAAGACAGCCCCTTCCAGAGCTTTATGACTGAAGAACAACTGATTGATGCACAATCAGACATTGTGCTAGTGACAGCAGGAGATTAAAATGCCCTATGTATTACCGTACAACCAAGGTTCACAGAGTGCCAAGGCTTTGGCGCAAGAGTTGGGATTCAAGCGAATCAAACTCCGCAACAGCCGATTCAATCCGATTACTCGTAATGGATTCCCCAAGAAAGTTATCAACTGGGGAGCCAATACATTGCCGGAGAACCTTCAGGGTGTGAAAATCCTGAACCATCCAGATGCCTGTACAAGAGCCTGTAACAAGCTCACAGCCTTCGAAACACTTCAGGGCAAGGTAAGTATCCCTGAGTTCACTACAGACCGTGAGAAGGCTACTGAGTGGCTAGAACAAGGTAAGATTGTAGTGGAACGCCACTTATTACGAGCTAACTCAGGACGGGGTATTCGAATTGTCGAGAACAAGGAAGATCTTCAGGATGCTCCTCTGTATGTGATGTACGTCAAGAAGAAACATGAGTTCCGAATCCATGTATTCAATGGTGAGTGCTTCGATATCCAAGCCAAGAAGCGCAAGAACGAAGTCCCTGACGAGCAGGTCAACTGGCAGGTACGTAACTTAGATGGTGGTTTTATCTTTGCACGAGAAGGTATCGCACTGATTAACATGCCACCTGAGCTACTGGATGACTGCGAAAAGGCAGTAACTGAGTTAGGTCTGGACTTCGGTGCAGTTGATGTGGCTTGGAATGAGCGAGAGCAGAAAGGGTATATCCTCGAAGTGAACACAGCATGTGGTCTTGAGGGTACGACTTTAGATAATTATGTTAACAAGTTCAAGGAGTTCTATCGGATTTAATATTCCATTGAACTTTTTAGGAGGACGTATGTCTAAATCTAAAGGGGTTATTAACAAGAGTGCTGTAAAGAAAAAACTTCAGCAAGAATTAACCGAGGCTCGTCGATATGAACGAGATACTCGAAGAGAGCATGAGTTCGCACAGCAAGGTGTCGAATGTATTGTACAACAAATAATTGAATTGGATAAAGAAAATGAATCCTGAATGTGTTTTTAAGAAAGGTGATAAGGTACAACGTATCAACGGTGGCGAGATATTTGAAGTAGAGAAAGTGGGACGTCCGTGTGGTCCGGGATGGGAGGTATGGTTCACCAAAGGGACTTGGCTGTGTTGCGCAGATCTTGTATTGTTGCCTAAATTCCCAAACCCACCGCACAAACATGCTGAGTTAATCAAAGCTTGGGCGGATGGTGCTGAGATTGAGATCCAACAATACGATGGAAGTTGGGGGACATCAACACACCCACAATGGACTGAAGAACGCAAGTACCGAATCAAACCTCAGAAGTCTGAGAAAGAACTTAAGATCGAAGAGTTAGAGAAACAGGCTCGTGACCTAGCTGACCAGATAGCTAAGCTTAAGGAGAGTTAAATGACACTACAACAACAAATCGACGATATCGACTTCCAGTTAGGTATTAAGAACAAAAAGATCAGTGAACTGAAGGCTCAGTTAGATGCTGAGATGCACATCGTCGCTGATATGTACACTGAGAAGAAACAACTTGTTCGTCAGAAAGACGCTGAAGAACAACAGAAACTGAATTACTAGGAGATCATTATGGCTCTTTTTAATGTAGGTGATAAGGTAGTACGTACAGAAGATACCTTTACCTTTACTCTGCTGAGAAAGCTGAGAAATGAGACAGTGTACAAAGGTAACGTCTATACGGTAGCTTCCTGTACTAAGGATGTATTGTATCTGGAAGAACTCTCCAACAGCTACAGTCCTCACTCATTTAAACTATTAACTACAAAAGTTAGGAACAAAACTATGAACACAGCATACACTTTAAAAATTAAATTCAACAAACACGACTCAAAGATTTACCACTACGCCAGTAAGTACCGAATCAATTCAGACTATGCGGAGGTAAGTACTCCCGATGGTATGGAGACAGTTCATGTAGTGGGTTGTGACGAAGGTATATCTTTGAATGCCACTAAGTGGCGTACTGGATCCCTTGTAACATCAGAGCAACGCCAAAAGTGGGGAGTTGGTGCTAAGTTCATTGACGCAGAGCTTAAGGAGACCGATATTGTACGAGAACTTGCTTCTGCATGTAACACCCTTAATAAGTACAGTAACGTATTGTTTGATCGAGGTGTTGCGAACGGCTTAGGATTTTCTTGTCAAGGTCGACTATATGTAAACATGAAACATGGAAATGAGAAGGTTTCTAGTGAATTCGGTGGGAACTCTTATGAACCAAGTCTTCCTTGGATTACAGCAGTTGCTGATCTGATCGCTCAGGACACTAAGAAAAAGGAGTTAGTAAGCAGACTCGAAGAAATCAAACGTGAAGCCGCAGACATTGCTGCTGAAATAGCTAAACTGTAGTAGAAACGCTGATGCAAGTTACACTTGTGGGAATCAAGACCCCTCGAAAAGGTATTGAAGAGGGAAAGACTTATCGAACCTTGAGGTTCAACAAAAGAACAGGAAGTATGTCTTTCTGGTCAGATGCAAAGGAGTTGATAAGAACTAATTTTTACAAATGTACAGTTACAGGAGGAGTATGGGAAAGCCTATAGAGAAAATAGCCCACCCTGAGGAATTGGGTGGGTGTGGAAGCAGTGATGCTCTCCAAGTATTCAAGGAAGAAGATGGATCATACAACGGATACTGTTACGCTTGTAAGACTTACGTAAAAGATCCTTACGCTCAACATCCTGAAGGATACAACCCACCACCTCCGTCACGGAAGTCGCCAGAGGTTGTTCAGAAAGAGATCAAGGAGGCTTTAGGATTACCCATCAGAGCTATTCCAGATCGTGGTCTGACTCAGGAAACATGTGAGCGATTCGGAACGAGGGTAGGTCTTGATACCAGAAACGGACAAGATATAGCATCGCATTACTACCCGTACACTAACCACGACGGAGAGGTTGATGCCTTCAACGTGCGTATCTGTGACCCTAAGAAGTTCTTTGGTATTGGTCAGCGGAAAGAATCTAACCCCTTCGGATGGGATAAGCGCCTGAAAACTAAGGCATTGTACATCACTGAGGGTGAGATAGATGCTATGTCGCTGTATCAGATACTTAAGGAATCTGCTAAGGAATGGGCAGTTAAGAACGGTAAACAGTGGGACGACCGTTACGTTCCTGACATAATCTCATTACCCACTGGGGCATCATCAGCCTCTCGGGTTCTGTCGAGGTTAGCTGACACTATCGAGCGAGAGTACAGAGAAGTACGTATCGTGTTCGATAACGATGAAGCAGGTCAGAACGCAACGCAAGACGCTGTAAAGGCTCTTGATGGCCGTAAGTTCAAGCTGTTCGTATGTACCCTTCCAAAGAAGGATGTGAACGAGTGCATGCTTGCAGGTATGTCTCAGGATGTCATCAAGGCTTGTGTGTACAACGCATCTGAGAAGATATCTGGAAAGGTCATACGCAGTAATGAACTACGTAACTTAGCTAAGGAACGCCCCAAGATGGGTTCGCCTTGGCCTTGGCCGACGATGACTGAACTTACTCGTGGCAAACGATTAGGCGAGGTGTACTACTTTGGCTCGGGTGTTTGAATGAGCACCATTCAACCGTGAGGTTGTCTAAAGAACTACGTGAATTCAGGGGAAGCCTAGAACAGGTAATCCTGAGCGAAGCCGGACGGGATCGGATAAGTATCCAATCGAAGAAGAGCTTATTGCAGATTGAGCACCCTAAGGAACGTGCAACGACTATCCCGAGAGGGAGTACACTCAAGCGAGTGGAAGCGCGTAGCCCTTGGAAACAAGGTGATGATATAGTCTAGTCTGCATGGGGACATGTAGCAGTTCATAAGAGAACGGGCAAGGTGTAGCGAGCCTTGTCGAATATAACGAAAAATGGGTAAGAGTGTCATTGTTGATATGCTAAGTTCTAATGACATTGTTAACTCAGAACATCCAGTGTTCTTGTGTAAGCCGGAAGAACAACCACACCACACCCTTCAGCGATTGGCAGGTAAGGTAACAGAGCGGATATTCTGGGATCCTAATATCCCATTCGACAACGAAGCCTTCGAGCAGGGTTGTGATATCATTGGTGATAAGGCAATCATCTACGATAACTACCAAGCAACAAGTTGGGATAGTGTGAAAGCTGAGATACGCCACGCTGTACTAGCGGCAGGTGTGCAGAACGTTTACATTGACCCGCTTACTTGTTTCACGGTAGGTATAAGCTCAGGTGAGGCTAACGATGTTCTGATCGAGATTGCGTCAGAGTTAGCGAGTATGGCTAAGAATCTTAACTTCACAGGCCATGTGTTCTGTCACTTAAACAAACCATCCTCAGGTGCAAGCCACGAACGAGGTGGTAAGGTTGACTCAGTGCAGTTCGCAGGTTCTCGTGCAATGGCTAGGTTCTGTCACGGTATGTTTGGATTAGAAGGTAACAAAGATCCTGACTTACCAATTGAAGAGAGAAACACAAGACGTATCGTGTTGTTAGAGGATCGGAACTTCGGAGCTACTGGCTCGATAGATCTGTTCTATAACTCAAACACTGGTATGTTAAAAGAATTTGAAAGAGAGGAAGACTGATGACAGAATTGATTAAAGTCCAGTTACTGAACGATGGAAGGTATTTCGGACTCGAAGACATATCCTTCCCAGTACAAGTGATGGCAATAGCAAAAGGTAACTACTATATAGTACCTTGCACAGAACTTGAGGTCATTGGTGCAGATATGTCAGTACTCGACGACCCCGAAGACCCGTATTGGCCTTTTGAGGATGGGACAGAAGCTGTTAGAGTGGAGGAAGACTGATGGAATTTTTAGGATTTTTGATATTTTTCGCAGTACTTGGTACCATATTATTACTAGGAGATGATTAATGGAAGCAACTATTTGGCATGTGATATGTATGCTGATAGGACTCGGCTTAGGTGTGTTTGTTGGAATGCTCTTTGGAGTTACTCTTGGAGATCACCTGTGAGTAAATACGCAGTAGTTCAGTACGTCAAGAAAGGTCTGAAAGAGAAACGTACCGTTGTTTCAAAGCATTCCGATTGGGAAGATGCTAAAGAGAACAGACCTCAAGATAAGTTCAAAGGCGGCAAAGCGACCTTGTACAAAGTGGAGCTAATAAATGATTAAGAATGACGAAGATTTAGACGAGATCCTTGGTTGTGTGCTTGGTATCGCACTCGGTTGTCTAGCACTGTGGGCACTCTTTTGAAGCGCTCCTGCGTATTTGACTTAGAAGGTAACGGGCTGTTTCAGGAGATCACGAAACTATGGTGTGGTGTTTTCAAAGACATCAAGACTGGTGAAGTATTCAAGTTCAAACCTAACGAGCACAAGCAGATGTTCGAGTTCATGGACACCTGCGACAAGCTCATAGGTCATAACGTTATTGGATACGATTTTCCTGTTCTCAAGAAATTATTCGGTTACGAGTACAAGGGTAAAGTGGTTGATACCTTACTAATATCACGGCTTATGTTCCCTTCTCTCGCTAATCCGAAAGGAATGAAAGGTAAGGCTAGGCCACACAGTATCGAGGCTTGGGGTTACAGATTCGGACGATGGAAGCCTGACCACGAAGATTGGTCACAGTTCTCCGAGGCTATGTTACATCGTTGCTCAGAGGATGTAGAGATACAGTACCTCTTGTTCTGTCACCTAGCTAAAGAGGCTAAGAATCTTGGGTGGCCTAGCCGAGCTTTTGATCTTACATTCAAACTGTTCCAGATCTTGACTGAACAGGAGCATTATGGATGGTTGATCGATAGACCACGTCTAGAACGCTATGTACGGACTCTCACGAGGAGTATACAGCGAATAGATGCAGTGGTACTGCCTATGATGCCAAACATCGTAGAACAGCCGTACAAGACACCTGTGAGCAATCCCTTCAAGAAGGATGGGTGCTTAGCTTCGATAGCATTGAAGTGGTATCCAGACGATCAGGGAGAGATTGGCGGGGCATTCAGTCGAGTTATCTTCAGAAAGGTTAACATCGCATCAGATAAGGAAGTAAAAGAGTACTTATTGTCTGAGGGTTGGAAACCTAAAGAGTGGAACTACAAGAAGGAAAACAAACGTGTTGTCAAAGACGACCAAGGTAATCCAGTTCGAACAAGCCCTAAGCTCAGTGCTGATGACGATTTCATTGGGGTTAATGGGCGTATCGGCCGTATTATTGCAAAGCGTGTCAAATGCCGTCACAGACTGTCAACCCTTGAAGGGTGGCGAGATAACATCCGTGAGGACGGAAGGATCGGCCAGTTCATTTCAGGGATCGCTGCGACTGGACGACTCACTCACCAAGGAATTGTCAATGTGCCCGGAGCAGACAAGTTCTTCGGCAAACAAATGCGTAGTGTATTTACATCAAAACCCGGTTATAAAATTGTAGGTACAGACTCCGCAAGTTGTCAGGACAGGATGTTAGCAGGTAGGGCTAATGACGAAGGTTTCACTGAGATGTTACTTAACGGTGACAAATCAAAAGGAACTGACGGCCATACCCTGAACATGAAAGCTGTTAATGCGGTTCTCGAACGCCACGGTAAACCTTTAATAAACCGTGGGTCAGCGAAGAACTTTGGTTACGGTTGGAAGTTCGGAGCAAGCGATAAGAAACTAGGAAGCATGGCATTAGGTTCTAAGGAACTAGGTGCGGAAATCCGAGATGCTCTAAGTTCTGTTTCTCAAGCTCAGGCTAAGTTAATCGAACGCTTGACTGAGGAATGGAAAAAGACTGCAACTCGATACATGAACGATTGGGGCAAAGCTGACTACAGGAATGGGTACATCATGGGACTTGACGGTCGCCCTGTGTACATTCAGTCAGAACACCAGATCTTAGTGTATGTACTACAGTCAGATGAAGCAATTATGATGCAGTACGCACTGTGCTTCCTGAAGAGTTGGTTAGATAAGCTCGGATGGGTTCATGGACGTGAGTACGGTTTCGTTGCAAATGTTCACGACGAGTACCAATGCGAAGTAAGAGAAGATCTTGTCGAGCAGTACACAGTACTTGCTGATAAGAGTATAGTAAAGGCGGCTGAGTTCTTAGGGATTCAGTGCCCACATGTAGGAGAGAGTGATGTCGGAAATAACTGGTCGGAAACTCACTAATACATTGAACTTTTACAAATCACAGTTGTCTAAACTTATATAACAAATTAACAGTAACAGTAAATAAAGAAACGCTATAGGAGCAAATATGGCATTAAATATGAATGAAGTGAGCACAAATTCTCGACGCAAGGATCACGGTATTGCTGAAGAAGGACTGACAAGTGCTCGATTGTGTCGAGTTATTGACTTAGGTCTTCAGAAACGCCAACCGTATCTTGGAGAAGAGAAGCCACCTGCTTACATGGTTCGATTGACATTTGAACTACCGGATCAACTGATCAATATCGATGGCGACGACAAACCTCGTTGGATTGATATAGAGATTAACCTCTCTCAGCATGAGAAATCTAAATGTCTGAAGTGGTTCAACATCTTAGACCCAGAAGGCCAGTCGCGTGGGGATTGGGGTCAGTTAGTTGGTACACCATGTATGTTGAACATCAAACATCGTACTGACAAGAAGGGTCGAACTTTCGCTAATATCGGAGACCTTCTCCCTGTGATGAAAGGTATGGAAGTGGGCGCGCTAGTAAATCCTACTGTTGTGTTCGATTCGAGTAACCCAAATGTAGAAGTGTTTCAGAGACTTCCTGATTTTCTTAAGGAGAAGATCAAAGCTAACTTAGAGTTCCAGAACAGTAAACTGGATCGACTGTTGAGCGCACTCCCTGTTGCCGCAACTGCAAGCACAGGTGATGTTCACGATGAAGTCGCTGAGGAAGATGTGTCACCACAGGCTCAGAAACCTACACCTACCATCAACGTAGATGTGGCTGACTTCGATGACGATATTCCGTTTTAATGGAGAAACCTCGCCACGCGTTAATAGATTATGATACGTGGTTATACGACATAGCATTCGCGGCAGAGTCTGCTGAAGAGGGAGACCTCGGGGAAGGTTTCTGCGGGATGCTTGTCGAGTCCAGACTTACGAATTTGATTGAAGCACTGAGATTGAAATCTTGGGAAGGTTACATAACAGGTTCAGGTAACTTCCGTTATGACCGAGCTACAATCAAACCGTACAAAGGTAATCGTAAACAACCAAAGCCAAAATACTATCATTATATATCTGAATATTTACAGAGAGTACATGGAGCTATTGTTGTTACGGGGATGGAGGCCGACGATATGTTGGCCATCCGTCAAACTGGACTAGATAACACAGTTATTGTATCAAGAGATAAAGACCTCAGGCAGGTCAAAGGGTGGCATTACGGATATGCCAGTGGGAGACAATCCGAGTTCCCATTAACGTACTACGATTCACACGGAACTATAGAACTCACCGAAAAAGGAAAACTTATTGGTGGGGGTGATATGTTCCTGTTTGCACAGTGCTTAATGGGGGATTCAACTGATAACATACAAGGCATCCCAAAGGTGGGAGCCAAGAAAGCTTACGAGAAACTAAAAGAATGCAAGAACAGAACAGAACTGATACAGAGCACAAAGCAAGCTTACAACGAGTACTACGAAGACGAAGACGTCGCAGAGGCGGCCTTTCTGGAAAACATGGACTTAGTCTTCATGGTACGGGAACTAAGATCAGATAACTCTGTAATTAAATGGAGCGATTATGAGCACCGTTAAATTTGCAAGTGACCTCCACTTGGGGCACGGATTGGGTGTTACAAAATGGAGAGCTTTCAAGACTGTCGAGGAGCACGACTCTTATGTACTAAGTAAGTTAGTGGAAGCGGGGGGACGCAGGACGCATCTGTGGTTACTGGGGGACAGTTTCCTGTACGAACACTACACCCCAACATGGCAAGCTCTGGAGAAGCTCCTAGATGCTTACGGAGGTGGGGTTAGCTTGGTGTTAGGGAACCACTGCACAGACCGAAGATACCGAAGGAGTAACATGGCTGACCTCCAAAGAGATTTTCCGGAAGTGAAGCAGTACGGTATGGTATCCAAGTATGGATTCTGGCTATCCCATGCACCTATCCACCCAACGGAACTTAGGGGAAAGCGTAACATACACGGTCATGTTCATACAGGAACAATCCAAGATAAGAACTATTTTAATGCAAGCTTAGAGAATATCGACTACACACCGGTTACTCTGGAGCAAATCCGAGAAGGATACATGGGGAGGTACTATCGAAGTACGTGATTATGAAATTGGAGAGGTCGTAGAGATCTGGAAGAAACCCGTCGGGTGCTGTGGCGTTATTCGGCAGGGTTGGAGAGGTACAGTAGTTACAACAATTGAAGTACAGAACACAATGAGTGGGCAAGATGAACAGATCTTGGTGCTTGAGGATGGTACACTGTGTTGGAACTACGAGGTTATTGCGTCTGAACAGGGAGTGCAACCCTCGTGAATCCTAAGCAACGTCAGAAGATAATCGACCGTATGCTTGGGGGTCGAAGATTAAAACAATCAGACGTAGCAAAAGAACGGGAGGAGTTATGGAGAAAACAAAACAGGATCTGCCCTCTGTGTCAGAAAGAGATCACGAAGGATCAAGCTGTGCTCGATCACAATCACGATTCAGGTCATGTTCGGGCTGTGTTACACCGTCAGTGCAACCATGCCGAGGGAAGGATTCTCGACTGGATAAAACGAACAGGGAAACAGAACGATCCTCTTGAGTTCCTTGAGAGCCTTGTAGCGTATTGGAAAGAGGATTACAGTAAGAACCCTCTTCACCCTACCCACAAGACTGAACAGGAGAAAGAGATCGCTCAGCTTAAAAAGAAACTCAAGACCCTCAAGACTGATAAGGGTAAACAGAAATACCGGGATCGTATTAAAGAACTACAGGAGCAACTGAATGAAAATTCTTCTAATACCTGATACTCAGGTCAGAGAGGGTGTCGAGACAGATCACCTAGAGGCATTAGGTAATTACATCTGTGAAAAACGTCCAGATGTTATTGTCCACATAGGAGACCACTGGGATATGCCCTCTGTAAGCTCCTACAACAGCCGTAAGGCAGCAGAAGGACAAAGGGTACTGGCTGATATTAAAGCAGGTCAGGTTGCGATGGAGCGCCTCCTACGCCCATTGAAGAGATTGCAGAAACAACAGAAACGAAACAAGAAGAAAGTGTACCGGCCTCGTATGGAGTTCTGTCTAGGAAACCACGAGGAACGTCTGCAACGATACATCGATGCTAACCCTAACATCGACGGTATTATCTCGTATCCAGATGCTTTTGGTTTAGAACGGTACGGTTGGAATGTTAATAACTTCCTTGATCCCGTAACAATCAATGGTGTTATGTTTGCACATTACTTCTACAACCCAATGTCAGGACGCCCTTACGGTGGCACATGTGAGACAAAGCTAAAGAACATCAAGGCTAGTTTCGTGATGGGGCATCAGCAGGGACTCCAAATGGCAACTACATCAGGCAATGACGGTACGAAGTACTGGGGGATTGTAGCAGGTAGTTTCTATATGCACGACGAAGGGTACATTGGCTATCAAGCTAACGACCACTTCCGAGGTGCATTGATGTTGCACAGGGTACATAATGGTGACTTCGATCCTATGGTCATAAGTCTTAACTATCTATTGGAGAAATACCTATAGGAGAGAGTATGGAACGATTGAAGTTCAAGAATGAGTACGGCGAGGAGGAGTTAGTAGCGGTGGATGAATTCAAAGACATCCCGAATGATGAACTAAGATTGCGTAACGTAGCCAATGTTGCGCTTAACCACTTCAACGATCACGATGAAGATATCGCACTGTCGTACATTCTCCACAATGTTCCTCAAGACGACTATCCTAACTTTCGTACCGTGCTTGTTGAGGAAGCTAAAAAGCGAGGTATGTGGAATGAGTCTATGGGAGATAGCGACATTAGTGCTAGTGTGCATTAATCTGTACTTAGTGTACACCGTAAACCACCTAACCAATGCTCTTCAGAGTACTCAGGAGGCGTTAGCTGTAATTGGAAGTGCCGTAGGTATTCGTATAATCGCAGAAGGTGAGGAAGATGACTAAGGTAATCCTAACGGTGTTCTTCGCACTGTACAGCACACCTGACGGTGTTGTTCACAAAACAGCTAAGATTATGCCAAGCTATGAGAGTTGTCTCATGGTTGTGGCTAATCCTAAGCATCCAGATATTACTGTGCTCCACCAAGAGTGTAAACTTGTTGAGTTCGAGCACCCACAAATAATCAATAAAGGAGCAATCGGTGAACCCGACACAACTCAGGGAGCTGGTCGTTAGACCAGTTCTCAAGTACTTAGAACCAGAGATACCCTACAGCGAAGAAGCAGAAGATCTGTTAGTGATGACAGCCGCACATGAATCAAACTGTGGGTTGTACTTGAAGCAGATCGAAGGCGTTGCACTGGGTATCTACCAGATGGAACCTGCGACCGAGCTTGACATCATGGTGAACTTCCTAGAACATCGAGATGAACTGAATCGAAAGATTGTTGATCTGATCGCTGACTTTACTATGGGGATGTCTCCGTTAGGAAGTGAGTTAGTTTGGAACTTAGCTTACGCTACGGCAATGGCTCGTGTGCATTACTGGCGAGTCCCTGCCGCACTACCTAGTAAAGACGATCAGGATTACAGACGCCACTTAGCTGTGTACGCCAAGGAGTACTACAACACACAACTAGGTAAGGCAACGATCTCTGATTATTACAACGCATACACGAGGGCTTCAGTATGATGTTTACTGTGTACTCTGGAACAGATTGTCCGAACTGCGACACTGTGAAGGATTGGATGAAGAAAAATGAACTTAAGTTCGAAGAGTTCAATGTCCGAGAGGATTCACATGCACTGAACTTCCTGAAAGGTAAAGGACACGGCAGTATCCCTCAAGTGTACTTGAACGGGAAACATGTCACAGGTATAAAAGATTTCAAGAAAAACATAGCGGAAGCTATTAATGGAGGTGGGTAGTGTTTATGACGAAAGTACTGATGTGCATATGCGGAGCTAATACAGTGACCAGCTTAGCTACGCACAATTTTTGGGAAGCGGCTGCATGGTTTGTAGCCACTATGTCTTGCTGGACAGTATTCGAACTGGAGGATAAATATGAACGGTAAGAGAGCGAAGATGATTCGAGAGGAGATGCTTGCACAGGGATTCCATTGGAAGCACAACAGAAGGTTGTATCGAAAAGCTAAGAAGTTAATAACACAAGGTAAGATGTAAAGGAGGGGCTTTCGCCCCTTCTCTATTTCGTGGACTTCTTGCCACGACACTTCCATCTCTTTCGTGAAATGTCGTTAGCACAGGGAGGATTTTTACACTTCTTAATTCCTGCACTTCTGGCGCAGTAAGCGTCCCCTTTCTTAGTCCCCGGTTTCGGGGTCTTACCCTTCTGACCTACGGAACGTGTCTTCCCTTTCACAGTAACTCTAACAGCTTTCCCTTTCGCTGGTTTCTTTTTAGTTTTCTTTGCTGGCATACACCCTCCTACACCGAGTCAATAAGAGAACCAAGCTGTACAACTTGGTATTGAACCTTCACTCCATCATACGAGTAAAGCCTCATCTCACCCGCGATGTTAACCCAAATTAGAGTATCTTGATCGTATTCAAAGTCATCTGCGGTTGGTGCTGTGCAAGGCTCCATTGGGCTTCTCTGTGTACCATTGAATGCAACACCGTCATCATAATCAGCCATAAATTACCCCAAGAAATAGAATGTGTAATACCATTGCCAAACGCCTTGTTCATCTTTGTAAAAGAAATACTTCCTATTTCTTCGAGTTAGGAAGTAATTATCCCCATTGCTTAGGGCAATAGTTAAGCGTCTCGATCCCGCATTCCATCGACCTGCAAAGTCAAACACATTAAACCAGTCAACATCATCAACGTTTACTGACAAAGTGAATGCACCTGCTGCGTCTGTATCTGCGGCAATGGTTTCAGCGTTGTTAATAAATAATTCGTTAGCAGGCGTGTTTGCGTTTTTGTAAGTTGGAACCTCATCCTCTAGATGATAGATTCGCTTGTCATTGTACTGCTGTACATTTTGAATAAGATATGGAAACCCACTTACTTGATCTCCAAGCATCTTAACATCGCCATCTTCTGAGTATATTTTAACACTTAGTGATGCACCCGCAGGGATGTCTATTTCTGGAGAGTACGTAAACTGGTAATCACCGGCTGTTACGTTATCTCTAAATATTGTGTAAAGAGTTCCATTTATTCGGAATTCCAGAACCCAGTTGGTAAGTACGCTTGACGGATCTATTTTAACAAATGCCGTTGTTGCAGTTTGTCCATCTTCATCGCCAATCGGTGGTATCACTGGAATGGTGTATTCTGGATTAGTAAGTACATCAGAGAATACGGGATTTACAGGAAGTGAGAAATCATCGCCATTGTTTAGTGGATCGCCATTGTTAACCCTAATTAAACCCGGATGCCTGTCCTTGTTGAATTCCGAAAATACAATTCTAAAGTCATCATCAGAACCAATATTCTTCATCCTAACATTGTAGCCTGCACTATCAAGCAACCACGCTAAATCTAGCTTAAACGTGTTTGTACCGGATTGTATAGCACCCGGAGTGATTAACGTACCTTCCGAATCCTGAAACATTTCAGAATCGACAAAGCCGTTTCCTGCCGGATCTTTAATCGGCACATACCGATCTGTCATGTCCTCTACAGAGTCTAGGATTTCTTCTTGCACAGGAGTAAGCCCCTGACCGGGGAGTGTCCCTTCGAGCGCCTTAGTGTAGTACTCAACTTCTAAATCATTTAGTTGACCGCTCATTTACCCAACCTCGCCTTCAGGAAATCTCTCCAAAGATCTTGCATACTACCTGTACTCCTTCCGAGAGCTTGGAGGAGGTATGCCCTCTTAACTGTGTTTAGTTGTTTCATTATACGTCTCTCTTCCACTGGCCTTTTTGATCAGGAAGCGCTCCAGTGTAGCCCTGCCCTGTTAAGTAATTCGACATTCGGTCATTGAACTGACCCACTTCGTATCCTTCAGCAAATAACCAATCCATTATAACATCGTTGTTGTTACCCTCGAAACCCTGAGTCCTAAGGAACGCAGCTAGCTTGTTGTAGTTAAAACGATCTTCTACAGGAATCATAATACCATCCCCAATAATCACAAAGGGATTGAATACCTCTGTTTGCGGTTGGACTGCATCGTTTAGGTCTATGAACTTAGGTTTCACAACCTCCGGATCATATACTAGAGTCTCCGCTGATACGAGAGGTACAAGGACTTCTAAGATCTTCTCAACAGTGGGGCTGTACACAACAGTCTCAGCAAGAACCTGAGGAACCTCAACAATCAGCTCTTTCTCCACGACAGGAGAGAACACATCCGTTTCAGATGTAACCAAAGGGACATCAATGTTCTTAGCACCGGACGCAGGTTCTACAAAACCCATCCTCTCCCGTCCAAGACGGTATCTTCCCATCCTAGCCGCAGGCATGTTACACCTCGAAATTCACAGTGCAGATAAAATCCATATCTGTTGATGCCATGATTTCCTTTTCAAGCTTCTGGCGCTTCCCTGCTAGCATTGCGGCAAAGTTATTGTATTGATCCACTTTCTCCAATGTCTTTTGGATTAGCTCCTCTCGGTCTTCCTCCCGAGATACGGCAATGATATCTAGGGTTTTAGTTTCCGCAGTTTTATCCTTAGCCCAAGCTTCTGCATCAGCTTTCTGCGACGGCCAAGTAAGCCTCTCGAACTCAGGATACTCGTCTAAAATATCCTGTATGTACTCCTGAGACTGTGAATTGATTCGTGCCAAAGCATCCTTACGGGCGTCTGGGACGGGATCATAGGTCTCAATAATCACAACAACTGCTGCCTCGTTGTCAGCACACCACTCGTTGTTTACACGATACAGGGAAAACCCTCTTCGAGCTATCTCATTGGTAACGTACTCGTATTTGTCGTTAAATTCAATCATTATGTTTTCCCTAATATCATTACAGGAGTGTTACCACCTGAGGTGTTTGCAGAGTTCGCATTGCCTGTACTTGGGAGATCTGATAGAGAAGTTTGCCCATTGATGAAATTATAAGTGATATTAGTCAAGTTAGTGTTATCAACAACAGAGAACGGATTCCTCATGCAAATGTCAGCACCATTAGCCCGCAGTTGTGGTGTCGTATCACACCAAATGCCCGAATAGTACCAACCCGGTAGCAATGACATAGCAGGTATAGAACCACTGACTGTGGCAGCTACCGAAGGATCAAGCCCTGTAGTAGATGCAATAAGAAAACCAGCTTCCCCTGTCGTAGGGTCAACATCATACAGACCAAGGTGCAGGTTGTTAGCGGCAGTTCCCGCACCTGTTGCTATTCTAGTTCCGAGCAAATCAATCTCAACAGCCCTTGTTACTAGTATCGGTGTGTAGTAGATTCGGTTCGCAGTCAATCCTTGTGTCACATTCGTCCGAACAAAGTTCGAAGGAACCATGAACTTAACTCCGGAGGAAAGTGTACTGAACCCGTCCGAGTTTGTCAGAACATTAGAGGGGTTTGCTTCGATGAAAACCTTCTTTGATCCTGCACTGAAGTTCACTGGCAGAGCCGCAGAGCCGTACTGTGGTTTCTCACGGACGAGGGTTGTTGCATCTGACATATAGCCAAGTCCCGACTCCCACTCACCCGCCTCGTTATCTATGTAATACGTAGACCTTACGTTTGTACCCAAAGCACTGTTGAACGTTTGTCCGTTTTCATCAGCACCCGCTAGTGTGAAGTTACCAGTGCCTGTAGTAGTAGATGTTTCTTGAACATTAGGTTTTAACACTACTTACCTCCTAGCTCCTTCTTCAGGGCTTCGAATTCTTCGGTTAGACTACGCTGAAAAGCTTTCAATGTCTCACGTTCTTTAGTGCAGTCAATGATCTCTTGCTCAACTTCTTTCAAGCGGATCATCTTCTCTGCCAGAATCAGTTCAGGAGATTTCTCCTCAGGTTCTTTCTTACTAAACCATCCCATAATTATCTCCTACAGAGTAGCAATGCCAGAGGCATTCCATCGAATTGTTATATCTGTACCATCAGGTGTCACAGGAAGCCCTGTAGCTGTGTCTACGAAGATCAAGAGTCGGCTTGTGCCCTCCACTCCTGTGTCTTGGTAAATTACCACATACTCGCTCTCATCGCCTGTTACAGAACTGAGAACAACATCATCAGCATCAATAACTCGACCAGTGATTGTCTTACCTGTTAAGTTACCACTAGTGGCCACACGAGCCGCTAACGGGATATCAGACAGGAACTGGTCAGTCGCTTTGTTCGGTGTGTAATCAGCACCGTCAACCAGAACGCACTTTATGTTGTCAGTGTCGTATGCAATATCTGCACCCCACAGACCTTGACAGCCTAAGTCGTAAATGTAATTAGCCATTATTTCTTCTTCCTAGTTGTACGTTTAGGTTTACGTCCACCTCGTTTCCCGTTATCTGCTCGGTTGGCAGACTTGCTACGGACTCTTGTATTGCTTTTCTCGTTACTGCCACCGGAACGCAAGGGCTTCTTATGGTCAATATCTTTACCATCACCCTTCTTCACGCGACCGTCCTTGATAGCTTGGCGACGAGCTTTGTTTCTCGCCGCACGTTTCTTTTTCTGATCTGGTTTAGCATTGTACTTTTTATCGTACTTCTGCTTGCTCTTGCTGGCCTTCGGCATTAGCGTCTCCTTCTGATTGTGTTCTTACGATACCAAAACCCTCTAACACATCATCTTTGAACTGACGGATCTCCTGTTCAGAGTATCCAATGTTCTCTAGTGCTTTAAGTGTTTTAGAAAGCATGGCATTCAAGCCACGAGACTGAGATGTCTGACGAACCAAGGTACCTCTTGGCTTTAACATAAGTGTCTCAGGGTCGATCTCAAAGGCTTTACTAGCACGTTCAGGAGCGGTAGATCCTGCGATACTGAACTGCGTTTGTTGCTGTGAGCGCATGAACAAACTGATAGCGGATGCTGTTACATCCTGCATCACAGGAACTACAGTCTCTTGTATCTCTTCCAAATCATCTGAACTCATTACATCCTTAGCTTGATCTGAAGCCATACCGGACAGTAGGGTATTGTAACCGCCGGAGCTGACGAGATCCTGAAGTTCTCTTCGAGAGCCACTGAAGTTCTTAATCAGCATCTCAGATACAACCTGCTTGTGTTGCTCAGGAACCTCTTGAACTTGCGGACTGAACATACCCTGCACTTGCTGTTTAACGTTGTTCCAAGCTGACTCAGATTGTTTAGGAGTAGGGACACCTGCGCGCATACCATCATCTAGGATTTGCTTCGCATCGCTTAGCCTGTTAGTCACAGCAGTCTGTGCCGCGGTCTTAAGAGCCATGTTGAAGCTGTTCAGCTCAGGAGGAACACCAACAAACTTGGATATGATCAGACTGTTAGCGGCGACCTGTTGCTGAGGAGTCCCTGTTTGTAAGGTATGGAAAATATTCGACACTTGTTGCTTAACAAGGTTGTCCCCCAGATCCTTGATGTCAGAGCGATTCAACATCTTCGTGAACGTGTCCAACTTTAGGTTTAACTCTTCTTGGATCGCGTTAACTTCGCTCCGAGATAACTGGATACCGTTGTTGTTGGCAGCCTGTCGTATTTGAACTGGCATGTCCGCCTTCAGATTAGCCACATCCCGAATAGCTTCTGTAATCATACTCGGGTCAGATAGGTCTAGCGCACTGGCCTGTTGGACAATTTGCTGACCGAGACTATTAGATGCTTGGACAATAAAGTTATCGGAGAAGTTTCGAACATCGATACTGCGCTTAGCTTCTGTGCTTCTCGCATTAGCAGAGGAAAGAGTCGCACGGTCGGTCTGTGCCTGTAAGATACTCTTGTTAGCATTAGCGATAAGCAACTTACTATGAAGCTCTTTATCTGTTAAGTCTTGGATGTTGAAGTCAGCTTCGTCTGGTGGGAGAAAACCGAAGTTAGCAGACAGAGCTTCTTCATCATTCCGACGAGACTCTTGGGCATCAAGAACCGCCTTCTGTTCAGCAGTTTGAGTAGCAATCAAACGCTCTGCTGTAGTCTTACCGCGGAACTGAGCTACACTTCGGCGAAGGTCAAGAGGATTGACCCCGAACTTCTTAGCTTGCTCCTCGATACTCCCTACCACATTGAATTCAAGCTTAGTTCCAGATACCCCTTGCCCAACTAGGGCTTCTTGCTCCTTTAGGACATTCTCCGTAGCCTTCCCTAAGTTAGCTTGCATCTGAAGCTGGGCTTGTTGTTGATCACGTACTTGAGACCGTCTGTACAAATCTACACCGAATTGGACAGCAGACAGCGCGTCTGTAACGTCACTGCCTGTGTTAGTTCGAAGAGGTTGTACTGGTTGGATAGTAGGATCACTGACTGTTCCAGTAAAGTCTTCAGCCATTATTCATCTCCATAGATTTGTTTAGTCTGCTCTATGATCAAATCAGTTAGTTCAAGAGCGGCTTGTATTTCTGCCTTAGCTTCAGGTGTTTCAGCGATCTGCATCAACCTCACAAGACCCTCTCTACGATCCTCAATAGTCTCCTTACTGATGTAAGGTTTGATGTACTGAGTGTATGTAGGTTGGTCTAGTGCCATACCGAAGCGCTTAAATGTATCTTCAACACTTGAGTACGCCATAGGTTCGACAGAAGCTTTTGCCATTGTGCTGTACTTCTCGATAACTTCTAGAGTATCAAGGATGGTGTTCAAAGTTCCTTGCTCTTTCCTCAAGGCTAGCTCACGGTTCATTGCCTTAACAAACACCTTGGCTATCTTAGTTGAGTCTGGAGTTTTCTTCTTCTTAGAATCACCACTTGCTCTGTTGTTGTAGAAGTCTGCTACCATACTAGGGGTCACATTGAACATAGCGAAGATAGCTTCTTCCTCAGTAACCTTCATAGTACCTGACAGAGTACTTACGTAAGGCCAAGTCCCCGTGTTGCCTGCAATGAATGCTCTCTCGGCATCACTGAAACCTTTCACAAGCTCAGCAATCTCAAAGGCAGTCGTGTACACCTTCTCCTTCGTATCCATCACTGGGTTGGTTAGGATAACTTTAGCGGCCTTACCTGCGTCAAGGACACTTCCGATTGTACTGCCAGAAGCACCTAGCAAGTCTACACTACCTCCTCCTGCCAGTATGAAATCATAAAAGCTGTCAATGAAGGATGCAGGGTTAATCTTACCCGACACATCAACCTTACCTTTCTCACCACTTAGCAATGCCATGTTGAAGAAAGTATTGATTGTACCACCATCTAAGTAACTCTTAACCACAGGGTTCTGAGCGAAGTCAGGAGTGTTTTCTCTGATTTTGTTAGAGAAGTACTGACCTATATTCTCACCAAAGATTCCGTTGAATCCGAACAGTGTGAACACAGCCGCTGTTGTTGCAATAGCTACCTTACGAGTGTCCGCAAAAGGCGATGATGTTACACCAAGTTGTTTACCAGTTACTGCCTTAAGTGTTGGCTCAAGGACAACATCTAACAACAGCTTATGTGTGTGTTGCATGAACTGGAACATCAATGATGTCCAATTACCTGTGTTCTGGTATTTGAACTGGTTAACACCGTTCTGTGTTTGGGTCAACTGTTGAGCACGAGCACTGATCAGTTTCTTAGTGGCAGCGTTGTATTTCTTACCACCTGAAACAACCTGCTTGTTGAACTCAGTTAAGTACGCCAAAAGGTTGACGTATTTGATACTTGTTTCCTGAAGACGCTTACTAGCCTCAAAAGGAGCACGTACCGTACCTGCACCGTATTTCTTGGCGTAGAACTTCATCCAGTTGGATGTACCTGTTGTAAGCTCATTTTGAGCCATTGATAAGAAATCATCAGCTCGTCCTACAGAATCCCAAAGACCCGAAGATCGCAGTGTCTTCTTGAAGTCCTCAGCAGTTGCTGGATCAACACCTAATACCTTCGCCAACATACCCACATCCATAGCATCGTCTAGCATGTGAGCAACTACGAAGGAAGATTGGGCTACAGCTTTCGACCCGTGGATTGGTTCACGTATTCCGATGTACGTTGCTTGGAACAAGTTCTGTGGTACTTGATACAGAGGACGACCAAGGATAACCAAGTTCGATGTCAGACGCTGTAACATGTTGCTTACGTTCGCTGTGTCTGAGTTAACCTTAGGGAAGATCTCTTCAATAGCTTCATCTAAGGCTCGAAACACCGGAGAGGTCTCAAGTGATTGTAAACCCTTGATGTAATCGTGCCAGTTCTTTGCCGTTCCAATAACCTCTTTAGATACGCTCTTGCCATCAATCATTTGACCTAAGTCACTGCTCCACTTAGTTCCCTGTTTGTTCACAAGGTAGGGAGCGAACTGGTTAATGAATCGAGCCTTAAGTGATTGGATCATGCTCGCATCGTACTCACGCTGTAGGCTGTACATACTGCGTTGGATACTCTCAAGAGGATCTAGTACAGGAGCTTGTAGTCCGTCTGAACCCTTGATAGCTTCGCCACGTTTTAAAGTATGTGTACTTGCGTATGAGAACTGAACACTGTCTGGGTCTCCGTAGATTTTCTCAAGATCATCGTTCTCTCTTGAACGTACAATCTGTACTGAATCTTCTGGAGCACCTCCCTCAACCAACCTAGCACGAGCGGCTAACGCTTCGTCTCTGTTCTTAAGGATGTGTGTTGTGTTATTAACGACAGTATCTACACCGTCAATGTTTTTAGTCTTACTTACCTTAACAGTCCAACCTGTTTCACGATAGAACCTATCAATATGTCCTGTACGCTTCCGTAGAAGCTGTGTAGGCAATTGCTTGAGGTCATCTGGTAGGACAGCTAGGGTTCTGAATAAACTACCGTCAGAAGCTGTTACAGGAGCATCTAAGCGAACTAGGATTCTGCCGTCAGCTTCGTCTAAACTAATTCGCTGTTTAGTACTGGCATCCATAACATCACCAGACACTTCAGACTTGTTAATAGGCTTGGCTAAGTGTCCATCCCCTTCGAAGTCCATGAATCGGTAGCCTTGGTTCTGTTTAAGTTTACGGAAGTTATCATTACGAACGGCGTACACATCATCCATAATCTTACGGAGGTCTTGGTACGCTTCGAATGTTCTGTTAGACAACTTACTGGCTGGAATACCTAAGGCATCAGCCATTGCTTGTTTGTTAGTGAACTCAACACCGTTGTCGTCCCCGAACTTCAAAGCCTTTGATAGATGCTCTGACTTGGTAGCTCCGAATGACTTCACGGATTGGTTGAACTTATTTAGCTGTTCAGTGACCTTGGATCGGTTAGCACCTTTCAAAGCAAATACACCGTCAAGGACATCCTTACCAAGTAAACGTAATGGATCCAGAACAACCGATTTGATTCCAGAGAACTTAGTCCCCCGCATATCTGCGTACAAGTCTGTTACGTCCTTACGTGGATCGAACTGGTGTTTAACAGTTACCTTGTTGAAGTACTGTCCGTTAGTTTTGATGGTTGTGAAATCCAAACCTTTGAAACCAAACTTACCAGCCTGTTCTGCGGCTTCCTTAGTTTTGAAGCCTTTCTTGTTAGAGTCCCCGAATGTGAATACAAAATCACCGAGGGATTCTGGATCTTCATTACGGACAATTGTACTTCCCGAGTCTACTACCTTAAGGCTGTTGCCGGAAACTTCTTCTAATTCTCGACCCCGCTTCATACCTGCATTGACTGCTGACTCATCCATCAAGACCAAGTCACTCATCTCGGTAACTTCATCATAGGCGTTACCAAAACCGAACTCGTTACCCTCAATGTTGGGTGTCATTCGATCCGTAGCATCTTCCGTCTTCAAACCCGCGGACTCAGTGAGTTCTTTCAAGCCGTTCTGCTTATCAGAGATAAAGTTCTCTGGACGTACTGTGTACTCTGCATCAATAACGCGAGAGTTCTTACGGAAGTCGAGAAGGTTTGTTCGTTGTGCCTCGGCTACTTCAGGATCAAGAAGCTCCCCTTCTTTCACAATCTTGGCAACTTCTGTGCTTGGTTTGCTTGGGAAGATTCTGTTACCTAAGAATTTGAACAGACCCTTTACACCGACACCTATAGCCTTCAGTTCCCCCGCAAAGATAGTTCCTGATAAGGCTGAGAACATAGCGTCTTCTGCTTGCTCTCGGGACATTGTACCTTCGATAAGACCAAGACCACCATCTAGGATAGCTTCTCGAATACTCTCCATTCTGTCTACAGTCAATAAGGAGTTATTGTTACCTAACAGGAGGGTTTCAGATTCCATCCAAGTATCAATAGCAGCTTGAAGAACTCTTGCTTGATCTTCAACAGGAGCGCTTGCAACCTGATCTAATATGCTGTCGATGCTTTGTTCGTACTTGATGTACTCTTCTTCGACAACACCTGATACGGGGATAATTAACTCACCAAAGTCACCAAGCACGTCTAAGAAAGAACTTCCTTCCCAAACCTTATTGATGTTCTTATCAACCTCAGAAGCTAGTACTAAGTCCCGTTGGATTCGTGAACTGATTGTGTCTAGTTCAGACACTTCAGGGTTCAACTTAGTCGCGATGTAGTTCTCTCGGAGTGTTCCAATATTGATTGGCTTATCTAAAGATACCTTACCGCGCTCTAAGATTTCAAGAGTCTGTTCCGGTGATTCTGATAAACGAAGCTCCTGTGCGATAACCTCTTCTGCACGTTCAGTAGCTTTAGATAGTGTGATATCTTCGGCTTCCTTAATAACAGTGTCATCCCCAGAGATAAGGGAAGCTGTTGCTTCGTCTGGGTCAGATTGAGTGATAGGGGCTACGATACCACCAAGCTCGTTATTAGCCTCGGCTGTACGAAGCACTATGTTCTCGTTAGAACTAACTAAATCGTCTAATTCGTACTGTTCCTCGAACATAGGAACTATGAATTCATTTTGTGGTATCTCTGCCATAAGTTATCCTGTAGTAGGTGCTCCTGAGAACGAGGACACAAGCCCCGCCACTTGACCGAGTGCCTGTGCAGTACCTGCCGCATCAGATGCACGTCTGTTCGCCGAAGCAATACCTTGTTGAATACCTTCGGCTTGGTTAATGAATGCAATATTAGAAGCTGCTTGAGTCTGGACGGATGCTGCGCCACCTTGGACTGCACTTCCCTCCAAAGCCCCTGTAGCTGCTCCTGAAGCGATAATACGTGCTCTCTGTACCTGAGCCTCTCTTACTTGAGAAAGTCGCTCACGTCTTGTCTGACGCTCTTGTAGCCGTTGTTGCAACCTAGAAGCTTTTCTTTGTTGGGATCTTGCTTCCGCCCCTGCAACTAAAGAACTGCCCACAAGACCACCAACAGCTAATGCTAAACCTAATGCCATTATTGCCTACCTCGCATTGTGTACTCGACTGAGTACCCGAGTAATTGTAAATCTTTCTCTGGCTCTGCATCAAAGCGGAACTGAACTGCCTTTCCGTTACCCCGAAGCTTAGTCTTCTTAGAGACGATCTGCTCGCCAGTATCAAAGCTCCAAGGGAGATCGTCCTCGTCTGGTGGAATGAACCCACGCTTCATAGGCTGGTACAGATTACCAGTAACTGTGACCCACTTATCGTAGGCGTTACTGCTGTCGAAGTCCCAACGGAGCTGAAGAGTACATGAACTGGGAAGATCAAATACTAGTTCCATAGTGTTTTCATCAAAAGCAGTAACCTGTGTCTCTGTCTTCTGAAAGAAGAACGATCCGTATGTACTGGCTTTCTTGTGGCTGAACTTACCAAGGGTCTCGAAGCCTGATACAAGGTATGCTTGTATATCTGTCCCGAAATCTTGAAACAACGTGTTTGTGTTCTTCGCAAAGTTATAGTTAACTGTATTCAGTCCGTAAAGTTTGGAATTGACGAACAGAACTTCATTGTCTATGTACAATGAGTCTGGGATGCCCCTATCGCCCACAAACTGTTGGGGATACCAAGCGTTAGCTCTCAGATCTCTGACCAAAGAACAATCTGAACAATTGAACCATATCTGAGAGTTAGCCCTGTCGTACACTGGGGAAATAATATCGGTTTCGACAAGATTCTTGTAGTACGAAAGTATCGTATCATCCGTCAAAGAGTTAACAGATAAGTTATCAAACTCGTTAGGAACGATAACATTGATATCCGTTGGTGTTGCGAAGTACATAATTCCCTGTGCTTCTACATATGCCCCTTGGTTCAGAAGAACCTCTTCACTTATCTTACTGACTTGGTATGAAGTGCTTCGGAAACCCGTCTCGCCGTTATATACGTACCACACCCCTCGGTTTGTGAAAACCAGAATACCAATACGATATACTGCTATATCTATAATCTGACCAGCATCCTGAAGTTTTAGCGCCCCACCATCGGTGTCTAGAAGGTCAGAATTTTCGTCTGAAGTTGGATCGTTTACCTGATAGCATCGACCCAAGTCTGCTGTTTGCTCAAGAACTGGCGAGTAGTACAAAGTACTACCTCCTGCAAAAAACACTCTTCCAAAACCAGAGGTACTCACAGTAGGTTTGTCGGGATTTATTAAAGGAAGAGTCATAGCGCTATCGTTGCCTCAAAAGTGATTGTTGTTGGAACGGAACCATCTGTCTGTTTTGTTGATAAAACATCATCACGGGTTCTGTTCTCTTCAATATCAAAGATGTAGTGACCACGAGGAGCTTCGGTGCTTCCGACAACTGTCTCAAAAAGGGTATCTGCGCTGAAGATCTCGTCCCCATTACTGTCCACTTTCAAACCAAGAACAGGGATGTCTGCATTACTTGGGATACCCCCCTGCTCCGCGGTTATCGCTACAGTGATAGTCGCTTCGTTCACTATCGTGTTTTCAACAGTAACTACGGTAAGTTCGTTTGGGGTCGAGCGGTCTACCGAGAATACTGTGTAAGTTCCGTCGTTACTAGCACTGCCTACCACAGTAACAGAGTCGCCGCTGTTCAGGTCTGCATTCTGGATACCAACTTGTTGCATCACAAAAGTATTAGTCGCAGAGAATGTCGTAGGGACGTTATAAGTCACCACCTGACCTTCGAATAAGGAGAGTGGGTCTACGAACTCACCTGAGGCGTTCTTCCTGTCTGCGTACCAGCCTGCATTGTACAGGTTGTATGTATGCTCGTCGGTTAAAGACCCCGGTCTGTTTGAAACAGAAAGACCATCATCTATAAGGTCAAAATCTCTGAAGTACAACTGTGTGCTGTATATGTCAATATCCCCACTGGAGTTTTTTTGTAAAAGAACAGGTTTGATGTAGTTGTTACCACCACTTCCTGTTACTACCAACCCAGAGAGAATAGGGGAAAATGTTGGGATGTATAAAGCCCCTGCCGATGGGTCAATTTCGTACTCGTCGACGAAGGTGAATGAAGCATCATTCCTATGAACACGCAGCACAACCTCGTCGCTAAGGGTAGACACTACTACAACGATTACATCCAAATCTCGCCAATAATAGGCTCCGGAAATGGATGGGAGGTTGTTGGATGAAGTGTAAGACTGATCCGATGTAGAGTTCTCCAAGCCTTTTCTTCGTATGCGAACATCCCCACTCTTATCTAAGAGGAAGTTCAGCTCGTCTGTAGTGTAGCCTTCTGGAAAAGCCAGAGGATTTGCTTCTGTATTCAAACCCATCAAAAGGCTTAAGTAATCTTTTTCACCTCTAGCTCTCGGCATGTTAAGCTCCTACCTTAGTCTTAAGATATTTTTTAATTTGAGAAGGAATCTTGAATTCCTCTGGGATAAGAATACGGTGTCTATCTGCAAACGCAACTAAGTCCACCTTCTTCTCTAAAGGCTCTAGTGCCTCTAAGAGTGTGGCTTCTTTCTTCTCAGCTTTGCCAGAATCGACTTCCCGAAGGTATTTGTTCATTGCAGACTCAGCTTCTTTAATCCCAGTGTAACCCCCTTTTAGGATTGGGTGAAGTTGACCATCTCCGTACCAACGAAGGAAGTGATCTCCGTCCTTCATCTTGAGTTGGTAAGTCTTGCCATTCTTGGTTGTGAATTGTAACATTAACTAGCGCTCCTGCGTCTTCCGTATTGCTGTATGTTTAATCTTCGACCCATACGGGTTTTAGGTCTCCCCGCTGCACCCATCTCACGGCTGTCTTGTTGGAGACGGATACGGTCTCTACGTGCCCGCTGTGCTAGCGTAGGGTTCTCTTCTTGACGTAATGCAGAGTATGCTTCATGTAGCACATTGCTTAGGTACGTCTCTGAAAGCCTGTCAGGGATTGGGATTAAGAAATCATCTTCCTGAAGAAACACAGGCTCTTCCGTAGCAACAACCTTAGACTTACTTGCTTGTAAAGTGGTGTCGTACTCACTGTTGAATGAATCAAACACTACAGTGACACCATCGTAACTCGTGCAGTACTCAGGCCACTTATCATTTTCAATGACCAGTTTAGTTCCGTTAGGTGTGTCTACCACTTGAGCGTTGTCAGCTTTGTCATCCCGGTTGGCTGTCATATCATTGAATTCAAGAGGTGTAATGTATTTAACCTCTCGATAGAAAACTGTCTGACCCTCATCATCTTCTGCTGTGTTGTACCAGATTCGACTTTCTTGGATCCTTTGCAGGTTCTGAGGGATTAGTAAATAATTAGGTTTTGTAGGATCTCCCAAAGACTCTAAGGGCATGTCCTTTTGAAGATACAATAAGTTAGAGTAGTTCTGACAAAGAGTGTAATACACCTCTTCCGCAATCAAAGCTACTTGTTGAGATTCATCCGTGTCATAGATGCTATCCACGAAGAAGCCATCTGTACGGTTCAAATAAGATTGCACAACTTGCAATAAAGTTCTTTGCATTATGACTCCTTAAAGAAAGGGGGCTTTCGCCCCCATTACTTATGCAGCTAAAGTAAGGTACTTAACAGTAACCTTAATCTTACCCGCAGTGCGGTCTGTGGTCAAAGTGACCTGACCTTCGTTTGCGATGTCAGTACCGATCACTGCACCTGCACCTTCTGCGTAGTCACCTACAGCAGTACCAGTGTAACCGGCCACAAGGCCGTTAGCGTCGATTACAGTACCGTCTGGTTGAGATAAACCAACATCAAGAGTAGTACCACCTGAAAGGGTTTCAAGAACTTGAAGTTCAACCTTAACAGGAACAGCACTTACTGGAAGTGTGGTTAAACCTGCATCTGACTCAGAGGTGAAACTTGATGGTAAGTCCGCTAAGTCATACACGTACTCAGCTTTGTATTCATCTAGCTGACCAGAGCCAGTACCCATTGCAGAACCCTTGTAGCCAAGCGCCTCTGCTTTTACAACACCATATGCAGTATCAGGGTAACCTAAGTTGTTTGCAGTCTGGTCTTTACGTTCAATAGCCATTATTGAATTCCTTACTTTTCAGTTAAAATAACACCAAGAGTCTCTGGACGCTGGATTGCGAAGCCCCAACGAGCTGTTGCAGTCCACTCATCCTGACGTAAGTTCACATTACGGAACATTTCAGGGTCAGGCATACGACGCATCACACCCATGAACGGCATTGCATCGGAGCTTGCCATAGACATGAAGATGTTAGCTACACCGTCATTCACTGCTAGTGAGCCAGTACCATCGCCTGCATCAATTGTCTCTGCACCTACATCAGGAAGGTTGTGAGAGATGATAATGTTGAAGCCCATGATGTTACGAACGATGTTCAAACGATCACCGAAGCCTTCTTGAACTAGACCTTGGAAGTCGTAGTTAAATGTAGAGCCGTTGGTCACAGCAGTCTGGTCGATCAATTGGTTCAATTCGAACTCAACCTTAGGATCAACGATTGCCACACGGTTCTCAACAGGAACACGAGCCTTATCGAAAGCTAGCTTCATACGGTTGAAGTCTTCGATAGTAATAATACCCGCAGTACCACCAGAACCCGCTACACGACGGTGAGCTTGACCGTTGATCAAGTTAGGATCGTTAGCAGTTTGTTGGTTAGCTACCGCTAGTACGTCAGACTCAAGTTGACGTTCGAAAGCTAGGCCAGATTCGTCAACGTTCTTAGCCCAGTAAGCCGCGAACTGATGTGAATCTTCTTTTAGGTCGTCTGTCACCGCGAAACCATCTTCGTATGCCTCAGTTACCTTAAGCACGATACGAGATGTGTCGATTTTGGTGAAGTCAATTGCAGAGCCGTCCAAGTGATCCTTCAATGCACGCTGACCGATCTGTGTGATGGTTAGTTCATCACCGTCGCCGAATTCAGCAGTACGATCGTTGAATAATGGACGACCGATCAACCAGTCACGTAAACGCGCTTGTAGTTCCTGCGCATACAAAAACTGGCGAATGATATTTTGACTATTCGCTGGAGTTGAAACACTCATTTATATTTCCTCAATAAAGCAGGATTAACCTGCAAAGTTTTTAATGTCAATTCCTAAAGAACGGGCTGCCGATGCTAAGTCCCCACCATGATCTGCTAAGACTTTAGCAATCTGCGCTTCATTATGGTTAAGGGCTTCTAGTTTAGCGGTGCTGCCCCATTGCTTACCCATAGGCTTCAGGTCTGGCTTAACTGATGGGTTCATACCACCTGTGTTAACAGAGCCGTCCACGTTTGGAGTAACTTTAGGATTTCCTTCTAACCCGAAGGTTCTTTTGAACAGGACTGGATTACCTTTAGCCATATTTACAATAGCTGTGTCATCCAAACCTAATTCTGCGCCTTTCTCTCGTAGCTTACTTTCGTACTCGCTTCCATAGAACTTCTGAGCCGCTGAGATGCTTTCGTTTTGGTTTGCACCTGCGATCTGCTGTTGTTGGAAACTAGCTACTGAGTTATTAGCGGCTTCTTGTGCCTGTCTAAGCAAATCTGCTTTCAAGGCTTCGACATCCACAGGAGTTGGTGTTTCTGTGGGCTGAGGTGCTGGAGTTTGCTGTTGTCCTAGCTGAGCTAAGGCATCATCTAGCTTAGTTGCTTGGTCTAACTGAGCTTGCATTTCCAACATCTTCTGTTTTAAAGTCGCGTTTTCGCTTTCAATAGTATTGATGTGATTGTCAGCGTTAATAATTTTTTTCTGCGCCGCTTCTGCGTCGTACTGGCGATCACCTACTGAAAACAATGGAGATCCCTGTTGCCCTTGGTTAGGGTTGTCCTGAGGGTTTAAAGTCTGGTCAGACATAGTTCACCTATAATTGGTAGTTTAGTTTTTTAATGATCTTCTTCAAGATCGTTCTCTGTCCTTTGTAATTGGCAGAGACATGTTTACTCTGGAACAGGGAGGTGAAGTCGAACTTCTTATCCTCCTCTTCCTGAAGTTCTTCAAGAGCTTTCTCAAGGTCTTTGATAAACTCTTGTGTTATTTCATTGTGATACCAGTTCTTATAGGATTGAACTAATGTATCTTTTTCTTGTTTAGTCTTAGCTGAGCTGAACATCTTGCTCATAAATGCAGGAATCTTAAACGTCATCTGGAATCTCTTCCTCCGCATCCATAACCATTTCAGACATCGTAGGCTCAGATAGCTCATTAACTTGTTGTTCAGCAGCCAGTGCTTGCATACGTTGAGCTTCGGTCTGCTCCTCAATGCTTGCAAACTTACCAAACATGTTGTAATCTCCAAACCCGTACACTTCATTCACAGCTTGTGCCATGTTCCAAGTGTTCACATGTGGAGCAATCATCTGATTCAAGTTACTGTTAGCTAACTGGTTCAGACCTGCCTGTTGCTGAAGAGACCTAGCGAATCGTCTCGCACCGTAAGGAACTAACTTCCCGTTAGCACTTAAGTCATCTTGGGTCACTTCTAACATTCGGAAGATACCCTCTGAGTCTTCTTCCAGAACTTTGATTACGGAACTGAAGTGTTCTTTAGCTACTTCGATCTCAGCAGTGATTATCTTCTCCAAGAACTCTTGTTCGAATTGCTCAGCTTTGTTTATGAAACCACGGAACGCACCATCGTTCAGAGCTTGGACTTCAAACGCCGTCTTCTCTCCTGCGGTTCGGAAACCACTAAGTTGTTGAGGAAGACGAGCTGCCCTTCGTGCGAAGTCGAGGTGCATGTCGATTTCATTATTAAAAGTAAGTACAGTAGCATCAGGTCGAATATCTGTGACACTTCCACCTTCAGGCATAATGTACTTAGTTTGTCCGGTGTTCTCATCGTAGATCTCATCCACATCTCCGACAAAAGCTCGATCAGGATGGATGAACCTATCAATGGCATCGTTCTTGCTGTTCTCTCGATGGTTGACCATGTAGTTAATGCCTACGATGTTATCAAGAGCGCCCTGTGCCCAGAGGTTGTCTGGACGAGGTTTCCAAGAACCTTTATAAATTCTGCTGTTCTTTTCTTCAATATTGAACAACTCAGTGCTTCGGTCAACTACGGTAATACATCTGTTCTTATGGATCTCTTGGGTCTCTAAGTCGAAGATGTCTCCGTAGAACCAGAGAACTTCTACGAAACCTGAGATGTAGTACTGTTCGATTGTACCGAAACCATCAGGGACGTACTGGTTGTTCTTCTGAACATTACTGGTATCAGTGTTGTTTGTACCTTGACCCCTATGTGCAACGACTTGGTCGATTACTTCATCTTTGATCTCGATACCTAAGCTTTGCTGTAACTTAGCCCACTGGACGAACTCACCGACAGACATCATTGTTCTAATGATCTTAGGAGCTGCATCAAAGGTCTTAGCTGTCGGATTGAACACGATATCGTAAGGACTGATTCGAACAGGGACAGCTCCGCTAAAACCAGAGACTACATTACCCTGTTCATCAACCACGGTGTTGTCTTGGTACTGAACTTGACAAAAGCAGTTACCATATCGACTGTAGTCATCTAAGAAGCTCCGTACTGCCTGACGGAATCCGTTAACAGTGTGGAGGTGTTTGATATAGGATAAGACTTTCTTACGCTTAGAGACTGTTACAGCCTCCATGTCGTAGCCTCTCCAACCTAACCAATCCTCATGTGGCAACACTGTGCCGTACATAATAGCGTTCAGATCTTCGTGAATCTCAGAGATCACTGGAATCATTGTCTTGTGATCTGTTTCGTTGTAGCTAACACTTGAGGTATCTGTTGCGTGGATATAGCTATCTATCTCGCCCCAGAGGTTTCTAGCGTTAACTCGGAAGTTATTCCATTCGAACCACATGCGAGCTATTTCAGCAGCAGCAATGTTGTCCTCATTGTACCTTGTAATTGTTAAAGGTTGCGTGCTCAAAAGAACCTCCTAGCATCACCTTAAAGTCGGGAAAATGTTTAATGTTGTGTAAGTACTGATCGTCGGCAGACATGTCGATGTTTTCATTATGCTTCCATATGAAAAGTTGGCCACCCACACATTCGAATCTTCCGTACATAATCATCATGCCCGCCTCCGTCTATTATGGAATCTGTTTCCAGCTTGTACTACAGAAGAGGATCTGTTTGAACTCTTGAAGCTATGACTTGGCTTTCTCTGTCTAGGAGAATTAGCCACTGCTATGTACAAACTATCTTTTAAATCATCGTGAGGAGGTCTTGTCAATCGGAGTTCTTCTTCTAGTTGCTTACAGTAGCCACCTTTGAAGTGAAACACGGATTGGTTTCGATACAGAGGTATCAGCGTTAATTCGATACGCTCTTGTTTGTTCTTAGAAGACTGTATCCCCTTCACTACAAGATTTGTTGTGTGCTTCCGCACTTCGTTCTGTATGAAGTTAACTACAACTGAACCACCTACGTTGGATTCAATGCTGACCTCTTTGAATCTCCAGTACTCCCAAAGCTCCATAAGCTCGTTGTAGTACTTCTCAATATCTGAGGTCTGAAATCTTTTCTGTTCAAGCACGTACAAGTAGCCGTCTTCATCCCAACCAATAACCGAGATGGCTGTGTAATCTCGACGAACCTTTTTGATACCACCCTCAGTGAAGGCTAAGTCCATCCCACAGTGTGTGCGTAATTGCTTGTTTCCGTAAAACCACACACCCTTCTCCATCTTCAGATGTCTGGGGTCTGCGTATTGGAAGCATCTGGCATCTACATTATCGGTATCTGCCGCGTTAGGGTCGTTGTAGTACTGGGCGTAGAACAACTCTAAGTTAAACGCTGATGATTTCTTACGGGACAATTCAGTAGCATTGAAACCGTACCAGTTACCATCGCCACCCTTAGCTCTCGGCCATACGTAGTTACCAGAACCATCACGTGTTCGACTATCTTCAACTACACGTTCGAACCATTTCCAAAGATGCCTTTCTTCAACAACCTCTCCAGTATCATCATCGAATACTGTGTATGTTTTTTCTTTAAGGTCAGCATACAGGTCGTTATCGCCGTATCGTGTACCAACCAACCACATAAGGCTACCTGTTGTAGCGATACTAGCGAAAGACTGGTAAACCTCACGTATCTCTTCGCGCTCTGCCGCTGATCTGTAGTTCTCATTGGTAACTAAGTCATCAAATACGCAGAGTTTAAAGTGAGCACCAGTGTTGGTACTCTTAGCAGAAGTTGCAAATATTGTTGGATCTTTCTCAGACTTAGGTCGGTCTTTGTGGTCTACGCTAAGCTCTGTCTTTGTCCAAGAACTCAAGGGTCTGTGCTCAAGCTGTTTAGTACGAGGGTTTATTTCGTAGTTCAACATCTCAGGCCATAACTCTCTATGGTAATCTGAGTTGAACACATTCTTAATAATCGTTAATTGACGTTCGGATAGTGTTGGGTTAGACGATACGTATGCAATAGTGAACCAAGGGTACTTAGTAATAGCCCAAGATACTGCTACCGCAATACAGAAACTTTTCTGGTGGTCACGAGGTACTAGCGCGCCTGCGTTATCACCATCTCCTGTCTCCATAGCGTACTCAAGAGACTTCTGAAAGAAATTAAAAAGCTCTTCATGCACATCACCAAAGTATCGATTAGGGAACATCACTTTGGCGTATTCGAACAGGGATGATTCACATAGCTCCCTAATATCATCAACTGTCATCATACATTACTTCCCTTTCACCAAATCTTTGATCTCATCGAGCGACTTTTCAATTCTTTCGAAATCCAGTTTAATCTGCTCTTTGGTTACGTAGTTTTCTGCCACATGCAGCTTATGTTCGTGAAGCTCGCGAGAATGATCTTCCTGTTTCTCTTTCAACTCTCCAAGTTGATTGAAAATATGCTTCACCAATGGAACTGCTCCTAAGTTCAGGATGCCGATTATAACCATTATCCCTTCTGTTAATGTCATCTCTTAGCACCCTTAAACAGTTCAGTGACTGAGGACTTGTCTTGTTTAGTTGTTTTCTTTTCAGGTCTGCCTTTGCTCCCTTTAGTTGCCATGTCATACAAGGCACGGGCTGCTGTGGTATTACCTGTTTTAGTCTGTTCGATTAACTGGCGTTTAGCGAGGGAAGCATCTCTATGCTTCATATCCTCGCGCCAGTCTTTCAAACCACGGATGTTCTTCTCTGGGATACCGTTCATGAACCAATCAAGACCGCAGAGCTTCTCCCAGTGAACCATGTTGTTTACAATCTTAATGGCAGCCTCGTACTCATCGGTACTCTCCATATAGATCTCATAAACACTTTTGAAGTTGCCGTGACTTTCGTGTTTTAATGTGTACGGGGCGTCTTTGTCAAACTCAGAGAAAAGTGCTTGAGTTAACATGACATTATTGCTGCCCCTGAGTTTGATTTTAGACATCTATTCCCCTATGATTCGATACCGATAAAGCTTAGCCTTCCTCTATCCGTTTGCCTGCCTGCATCTGAGTTTTTAACTTTGAACGTTAAAGAAGTTATCTTCTGATTGTCTCGTTGCAGTGTAGCAAGCTGAGCTGTTGTTAGTTCAAAAGTTGAATCCGCCGTTGCAGTAAGTGAAACCATATTCGATCCGCCGTCAACAAAAAATGCCTCAAGTTCAGCCGTTAGAGTCCCTGCTGCTGCACCGTCAAAATCAAACTCAACCGATATGTCTGTAAAGTAATCAAAGGTCTGATTTCTTGGTGTGAAAGTAAGTACAGTGCCGTATGTATCTGCCGCTGCATCAGGGTTTGCATCTTGAACTAGTTGTCTATTGATTGGGCAACGAATGGCTGAACTTGCTGATGAGAATCCTTGGTAAGCCTCATCAAACCCTTCAATTATGTTACTTCTCTCTGTAATCGGGCCAGTGAATCCTGTAGACACATAAAGCCCCACAGGAGCCGAAGCCGTCCCAATTAAACTAGGTGCTTGAATAAGCATATTACTTGCTGAACTCTGGCCGCCACCAGCGTTGAATCCAACTGCCCTTGCTGCGGGTTCTCCCGGTAAATTACTGAACACGCCGCCAATTATAGTGGAATTAGAGAAGTCCACACTTCCCGAACCGCTAAAGCTCATTGGTGTTCTACAACCTGTTCCATACGCATAATTCGCACTTGCAACAGTTGCACCCGCATTTAAATCTAATGTCAATTGTGTTGCGCTATCTCGACTAACTACATACGCTTCAAAGTTTGCACCTGATGGATTTGCGCCTCCAATAGAGATTGCTTTACCTACAATGTCAACAGGGAAGTTTGCGCTTGCATCAGTGAACACATTAGAGCCAGCCGTAGTAACACCTGTTGAACCTGTGGTAAATCCATCGTCATTAGTCGATATAATTTGCATTCTGACTTTAACGTCATCGGAATTTGAACTGCCTCGATACCCGTATAGGTCTGGGTAGCCTGTATTTAATGCACCTGTTCCGCCTGAGCCACCATTAATAAAGACACCTTCAACCAATCCATGCCTTCCTTGTGTGGCAACAGCACCTTGCAGTGCGTCGCGACTAAATACCTTGTGCCTAAAGTTTTCAACCCTTGCGCCCGAGTTAAATTCTTGGTGTATTTCACGTGAGTTACGATAACCCCAAACTTCGATATCGAAGTTTCTAAACACCTCATTAACAGCAGAACCAGCCATGGAAACCGCAGTGCCATTACCTGCACCTAACTTTAGGTCATTAACGTATCGCGCATCGCATTTGATTGTATAGTTTTCCCTAATCGGCATTGGGGCAACACTTCCATCAGCGGCAGGGAAAGACAATTCAACACCTGCGTTTGAACAGTTTTCTACAGAAACATCCATATCAACATCGCCGCAGTTTCTAAGAAGATATCCAACTTCGCCCGTTGCCTCTGCTCGACCTGTAATTCGAATGTTTGAACAACGAACAAAAAAGACCGCGCTGTTTGCTGGCCCACTAATGCCTGTTTGCCCTGATGTTGTGTTGTATTCGTTTGGAATAAGACCGGCAACACCGATGCTTCTTGAACCTTCGCCTTTTAAGTCAAAGTTCCCATTTATAGTAATATCAGTTTGCCCATCTGCGGTAAAAATGCCACGTTCTGAAATAGGTAGAGGGTCTTCAAAAACTCTTGTCATTGTATTAGCAATGTCGATTGTAATGTTGTCTCTTGAAATTGTTATGGCCTTGGAAGTTGGAACAAGTTCGCTAATAACTAAGTGAGATAAGCTTGCCTGATTGACAGCATTCTCGTAGTTGGCTGTCGAATCCGATCCCGATACAGCACCAAAGTTTTTAGAGTCCATCTTTGATTTAATTCTAAGTACGGCACTCCCTGTGCCATCAGAAATAATATCAATGTCATTTGCACCCGCAACACCATCAACATAATCAAACTCGGCGTCACCACGTTCTTTTATTCTTAATACGTCACCTGCTTCTAAGCTAACTACTTGACTGCCTATTAATATTCCATTTTTAAAGTCATCTACCGTATCGAATTCATATGATGTAACACCGCCAACAATTGTTGGGATATCTGTTAGGACAGCAGGTTCGAAGTACGTGATGTCAATACTTACGCCGTTTGCCGGAGCTTCTGTAAATGTAAGTGTTGTTCCCGAGACACTGTAGTCTGTGTTTGCTTTCTGAGCTATACCATCGAGAAACACAAAGAAACTGTTTGCTGAACTGCCGTTGTTAAGGATTGTAAAGGCAACAGTGATTCCGTCGCCTTCTTGTCTTGCTAAGACAATCGGAACAACACCCTGAGTATTAGTACCTGCTAACAGGGCATCCACGTACTCTTTGTTCACAGCATCTTTGTTGCTTGAGGGGTCTTGTAAGTTATAGAGACGGAAGCTGTTCATATCAATGCTGGACAACATCTGGTTGGGTGCAGTACCTTCCCTATCCAACATAGTGTCTATGCTGTCCTGAACCTTCTCAAGCTCAGCATTCATCTGTCGCAGACTAAAAGCTGTATTTCTGTCATAACGTGCCATTATTGGCTCCTATTTTCGTAATTTCAAACCTTGTTGTTTGAAGAACCACCTTAGCCCGAACGATGCTGCCATAATACCAAACATACCAATCTGGTAGAACAGAGGCAACTCCGATACGAACTGAATCCATTTCATTGCTCTGTCTGGATCAAACCACGCAACAACTAACGGGGCGAACCAGATAAGTGTTATTAACTCGTCTTTCCACGAGTACTTAGCAGCTTCCATAGCCTTGATATCCCAGTCTTGCTCACCCTTGAGGGCTTGCCTGTGATAAGCGGCTTCTGCTTCTTGCTTAGATTTTTTAACATCAACCCAGCCTTTGAACACAGTGCTGACTGCTGATATAATTGCTGACCACATACGGTCTCCTTAAATAAATTACAAGGGAGGGGAACTGTCGTTCGCTTAATCCGAGGAGCCTCCCTAAACCTCTGTGAGGGATTATAGGAGCGTTATGAATTTGCATGTATCTGTATATAACTTTGGAAAGCTCGTATAACGTTCTAGTACGTGCTTTCACATAACTGAACGAGACCGAACTATCAATTAAACTAATTCAAAGGAACTCTTTTTTCAAGCCCCTATAGAGTTAGACAACAGAAATCCTAAAAAGTTCCCCAGAATTTGAAATATTTTTAATTATTTTTAAATTAGTTCTAAATCAGTTCTTAAGTGTATGATATTTAAGAAAACCTTTGTCACAGGATTCTCGCAAGGAGCTTCTGTTCCGTCTGCGACGCTAGACCGCCAAGGATGGCTTCGCCAATACAAGAAAGTGCTAACAAAGAATCAATCGAGGGACTCCCTGAAGTTCCAGATTTTTTGTAGAAATTTTAGAGGTGCTATGCACCCTGCACCCAAACAGAACCCAACCCCCTCCCTACCCTCAGA